CATCCAATCCATGTTGCTAAGAAGCACATCATGTGCCTGACCTTGATTTTCTAGAAACTTATAATAGTGTTCTAGGAAGGTGACAAATTGCGGGTATTCAGCCCGAACAAATTCAGGAATTTGTCCTGAAATTAAATGATGTAGCTTTCTCTTAATGGACATTATACTTCAGTGTATGGACGGCTACTGATAGATAAACCAGGAACAATATTTGCTGCTGAATTACTTTGACTATTATCTAAAGTTAAAATGCTATTTCGTGATGGCAATGCTGCTACAGCAAATGCAGATGTGTCTGATGTTCGTACCACAGCACTTGAAATGTTTTGATATAAAGGTTGTGGACGTACATATAGGTATAACTCTGACACATTACCAACATACTCAGTAACAATAACATTTTGTAGGGTCACAATACCAGTATTGTAATGAATGGTACCGACGGTCAGGATAGGTAAATTGGTATCTTTACTTATAAATTTAATGGTGCCACTTCCATCATCGTTGCTAACAGCATCATCACTAAAATCTTGTAGGTATCCTTCATACGTTAAGTCATTGATGGTAGTTAAAAAATTGCTGCTTCTAAATGTTTCTGGGTCAATGGCTGTTAAGAAATTCAAAACTTTAGAATATCCAGATGTGTTGTTAAGACCGATAGGTATTCTTTTTTGTAGTCGCATTTTAAACAACGAACTAACAATTGAAGTGTTGGTTTGTTTAACCCGTTCAGACAATTTCGATAGGAAAAATGTTCTATCTAAAGTTCCTAGCTCATTGTCAAAATAATCTTCAATGGCAGCGGACACAAGAACAGAAATATCAGAAGCTTTCAATGCTGTTAATTTTGGATTGTAATTTACAACACCTTCTAAACCAAGATAAACATATTCAGGATCCACAAACTCATGTTTAATGCTCATCACACTTCTTGGACGCAATATGGATTCCTTAATGAAATCTTGGTCTGCAGTGGTGATAACAGAATTGGAGACCGGATCTACAGAAATAAACACTGAACCGTAAACAGGAGGATCATTTTCTTCTCCGCCCCATACAGTTACTTCACGTGCTTTCGGAAAATTCTGTTTGATAATGGTTCTGTAATCTTCAGCTGTGACGGCACGATTTCTGTTGGCATTATATCTAGGTGCATTGAAACGAATACTGTCAATGCTTTCTTTACCGGTTCCTCCATTGGCGGGAGAAGTAACAGTGATGGTTACCTCATCTTCTCCGTCAATATCACCCACCAAAGAAAAATCTCTGGCACCGTTGGAAGCAGCTCCCTCTGAAACGATATATGTGACGGTTACAATGTTACCAGGTGTTAAACTTGCTCCCACATTGTCATCACCAAACACGAGTTGGTATTGCCCTTCATTGTTTTCTTCCACCCAAAACACTTTGCTAGTGCTTGTGATGTCAACAATTGTAGATGTTTTCACCCAGTCTGTGGATGTTAGATTTGATGATGATGTTTGTACCGAAACTAAAATAGTAGTGGTATCGACATTGTTATTTGGAATAATTAATGGTCCTGATGTGTTATCAGAACCAATTAAAAATGAATTGGATAGATAAATGCCTTCAATCAATTCCACATCAGTGAATTCAAACACACCACTTTCATTGAGGGTAGCAGTCTGTGATTCATTCACGTTGAATGTGAAAGATTGTCCGTTAATGGATGCGTTAAACTTCACATCAGGTGTGATGCTTAAAGTAGATTCAGTAGTCACATCTTGAGTAACAATTAAATCCACTTGTGCTTTTGCTGATGTTGTGGAACGAGGGCTATACCCAAGCATTTTTGCCAGAGAAACCACAGATGTTCTTTTAATGGCGGTATCAATGAACATTTCATTGGCTTGTAAATTGGCCAATACAGCATTGTAATGTGTGTTATATGCCAACACATCTAACAACAAACTTAATGCAGAACCCGTGAAGTCATAGTCAGTGAACTCAGGTTGTGCTGCCAGATAGGTTCGTAAATTAGTTTTAATCGTGTCAAAATCTAATTCTGTGATGTTGAGTTCTGCCATTATCGTAATCTCTCTAGTGTAACCGTCAAGGACGTAGGTTGATTAATACCTATAGGTGTGAAGTATATGGAAATTTCATATGAGTTTTCATCTTCATTAGGAAACACTTCTACCAGTTCCAACGTAATTCTGGGTTCATATTGACTTATGGTGTTCTCAAGGCTTCGTTTGATAGCTAGTGTTGTGATGGCATCCACAGGCTCAAACAACAAATTATATAATGGAGACCCCACATTAGGTTGAAACAATCGTTCACCTAAATTAGTAAACAACAACAGTTTCAAGGATTGTTTAATGGCATTAGCATCTACTTTTTTCAACACATCCTGAGTCTGAGGATGTGCCGCAAAAGATAAATCCAAGTCTTTGTATAGTTTGTTAGGTGAAAGAATAGGCATTTTTATTTAATATTTATATGGTTATGCGAGAGCTATGAATTTATTGAATTCTTGCTCACGGTCAGGTAATCCATTGAATCCACCGTTCACAACTCTTGTGACAGCTCGGACAGCAGAGAGAGCCCCTTCATCAGCTTTGTTATTCAAGTTTCTTGAATTCCAGAACCAGGCAGCAGACAGAAGTGGATATTTTGTAGCCACAAGGTCAGGATTGGCTACTATATCTTCAGGAACAAATTTATCAAAAGCAGTATAATTAACTTTGCCAGTCAATTGAATGTATCCGCGACCACGATATCTGTATCCATCTCCTGACGCTTCATTTCCATTACCAAGAGCTGGGCGTGCATATGCTCTGTTACCTATTCTTTCTGGCTGACGTTCATATTGTCTAGCTATTTCATCGGTTGGGAAATACTTACCAAATACTGAACGTAACATTTTTGCATTATAATTTAAATTTTCTTCTACGGCTCGGAAATGACCGCTTTCATGTGAGCATTGTGCCAAGAAGTGTGATAGTCTTTGTGGTGTATTGATGCTAAACTTACATACCACTTCTGGAATTTGTTGACGAACTTTTTCTGGAATTTTACCCTTCAATTTGTTGATAAATGCAGCCATTTCAGCTGATACACAATCTGAAGATGTTGTGGGTGCAGCTGGAGGTTCTTGACAGCTATCGGGGAGATGCACATATGCTATCTTATGTGCTCCTAAATTTGGATTTTTTACAAAGCATCCTCCCCCTGTACGGTCCGCACCCACCCCTCCACTAGTATTGCCTTCGACTGTTTTGACTTGTCTATTCTTCTCTGCTTTTGGATCAATACCTATTACCACTCCTATGTGGTTGGCATGATTAGGCCGAGACTTGTCAAAGTAGTATAATATGGCGGCACCTAGTTTAGGTGTATTAGACAATAATCCTTTTTCTCTTCCCCATCTATCCCAAGCGGCACAAGCAGCTGGACCATAGCTTCTTGGAGGAGTGTCGGCACCCGCATCTTTCCACCATGTGTATACCGCAGAAGCACACCATTCAGCTCCCTTATTTTCCTTCTTAATTCGGTCACGATGAAATCCACCAGACCCAGTTCGGTCCACCATAGAATCAATGATACCAGGTTGACCTGGAGGTAGTTCTCCTCCCCCTAATTTGCCTCCGGTATTGTTGGGTGCTCCACGTGCTGAACCTGATTCCACCATTCCTACATACTTCATAGCTTCATTGATAACTGCCTGTGCAAGTTCGCAAGTGGATTGTTGAGGTTCTGGGTTTATAGCAGGAGCAGAAACCACTTCTCCAATTTCTGCCTCAGATTGTTTCAATGAAGCATATTCTTGTGACATGGGATCATCTGATTGTCGTGCTTCTAAAGCTTCCGCGAAAAATGCAGCTCGTTGTTCAGGTGTTAATGTGAACCCAGGAGGAGTTATTTCTGGTTCTTCAGGAGTTTTTTCTTCTACTGGTGATAATTCAGGAACCGTGAAGGCTGGAACTGGTTGAGGAGGTGCAACTGACAATGCTCCCTTAAATGTTCCTTGGAATATGTTACCTTCTGTAATGGGGCTAGAGAAACTTGTTTTTGTGGTTGCGCCAATTTTAACATTGGCACCGGATTTCATTAATATGTCAGTGGAACTATTGACTGTGAAATCTTCATTGGTATGTACGGTAATATCTTTTCCTGCTGCCATATCAATTTTACCTGCCACATTCAATTCATAATCTCCATGAACGTGTGTTTTCAAATCACCATCTACTTGAAGATTGCAATTGTTTTTCACTATAATGTTACAACTACCTTCAACTGTGATGTTGGCTTTTCCTTTGATATTGATGAATCCATTACATTCAACAATATGATAATCATCACCTACTATACGTCGAACCATGGTTCCTGCGCCATCAATTTCAACAAATGTTCCCCTAGTATGATATACGTGCAATCTTTCTGACCCAGATGTATCATCTATTTCAATTAAATGTCCATTTTCCGATTGTGTAACATGATTGAATGGGTATTTTGGACCATATGGAATTTCTGGTTGATCCCATGTTCCTCCATCTAAGGCTACATCTACTAATAAAGTTCGTTCATCTTTCTTCTTTTGAACAATTGTTTCTTGAACTTTTTGATTTCTAGCTAAACGATTAGTATCAGGTTCATTAATATATTCTGGTAATGGATATTTTTTATTTGGGTCTTGAAAACCAAAATTGTTTCTATTTTGAATTTTATCATAATAGGAACGAGCCATCACACCACCTATGGTGCCAATCATCAATGGTTCTTGACAATCTTCTCCATCACGGAAAAATCCAACCACCCAGGTACCTTCTACAGGTCCCGTGGGTGTGGTGCCTATGCCAGACATGGCAGCTGAAGTGATGGGTTGCATGGGATATGCCCATGGCAAACTCTCAGTAGGAAGTTCCACCTTGTCAGCATTATGATAACCGACAATACGTACTTTACATCTTCCTAAAAAGAGAGGGTCATTTCTATCTTCAACAACACCAACCCACCACCAAAATCCGTTACCGTAAATGTTTTCCATATTATCTCAATTCCTTTTGATAAGAATCTTTCATGACTTCCAAATACATTATATGCTTGTTTGTTGAAAACTGATGTCGAATGGCTGTGATAAGATAATTACCTGACAGATAAGGGTCAGTTAAATCACGACCAGTAGCCGCACTTAAATCACGTTCTGTGGATTTTGGGATGTTAAGTGCCACCACTTTACCTACTTCAATGTCTGTTCTTCCAGGTACTTCAATAGTTAAATGCAATTTACCAGCTTCATACATTAAACTGTTTCTTTGAGCCACCCATTTTTCATATAAAGGGTCTTTGTTTTCATCAAACATTCCGTATTGTTTAGTTCGTACACGACGATACATATCTGGTTTTCTAGGTAAATCACGAGGAAATGTTTGTGATTTACCTTGGTCATGCAAATTCAATACTTTATCATGATACTCATATTGATTATGAGGATTTTCATAGTATTGTTTCAATGTGATGTCATGTGTAATTAAATTGCTAGTGTAATATCCATAATCTTGTGCTTCAAATACATCGAAAAATGTTGAAGGACTTATGTTGGAAATTCTTTTGAATTGCGCACTAACATTTAAAGTTTCATCAGATGATGCACTTGCACTATATGTAAATGTATCATAGATGTTGGTTACACCTAATCGAATTAAATGTTCAATGCTAGTTAGATAAAAATTTTTGTTGCTTTCATAAAACACTACATTAGGTGCATTTTTATAACTTCTTGCACATATCCAATTTATCAATTTCAAAGGAGACCAAAAAGGAGACACCACAGAAGTGCTAGATGCATGTTCTTCTAGAATTAACAAGTTCTTTTTATCCTTCAAATACTTATCAAAAATAGTTTGAATCATCTCATGTGTTTTTCCAGAAAACTTTTTACTCACTCGTGTAATGTTATCTGTCAATGCTTCTATAGAAATTAAACTAATACTATACAATTGTTGTGTGTTATCTAGAATGCGTTCTTCAACACCATTCACATAAAAAGTTTTTTGAATAGTAGCATTGTTGGTGTATTGAGGTGTTCTATATTTTATAGTAACTTGTTCCACACCTGATATAGGTAATTGTGTGATGAAACTGGCAGAATCACGAACCACAATATGACCCGTCATGACATTAGAAAAAATATCTTCATAGATAGTAGTTTCTAACACAAGATTTCTGATGTCAAATTTTTTACCTTTTGATGTTATAGAAATTTCTTCTATTTTAACATCGCCAGCTTTTTCTATCAATTCCGACATTACAATTACCGGTTAATTAAATCTGTGAATTCTCTTGCCACAGTTTCTACATAAGAGCCGTTCAATACTTTAATGGCTCGTTTTTCATCATTTCTTTCACTTTCATAGGTGTAATTATTAACAGGTATAGTGTTTACTGAATAATCTTCATCAACAATATATCCAAGTTCTGTGTCATAGTAATGATGAACATCTTCTTCTGGGTCAATGATAGATGTTATGGTTAAATCTTCTGTTTCAGTTGTCACGTTAGTTAACGTATTTGATGATGTCAATAAAATTTTTCCAACTTGAGAACGCATATGAACCACATCATCTACAACTTTACTTACTAGAAATTTTCCATCATTGTCAGATGTAATGACATCATTGGCAGTATATTCACTACCATCAGGAACTGTGATTTTGAAATCATATTTCAAGTACACTAAATCTGTAACCTTGGCATCTAAAATAGGCCATTCTTCACGTGGATTTGTGATGTCATTCACCATGAGAATTATCCAATGATATTCAGGCTTCCCGTAGAAAGTATTGCTAACCATTTCAGGTGTTTCTCCATCCTTCACTAGATACTCATCTAGAAATACCGTGTTTATCCGAAACTTGTCAGATAATGATACACGACGGAGAAAATCTGTGATGATGATGGGTTTGTTATTGCTTTGTATTACAATTTGAGGAAATCGTGAAAAATAATCCATGTTAGAATCCTGCTTGTTGAATACGGTCGCGGTATATCAATTCCAATTCTGTGAATGTCAAGGACATTGATACTTCAGAAGGAGCACCAGCAGTATTTTTCACTGTGATGAAATCACTACCTCCATATTCCACTTTCATGTTGGTGAGTGCACAGCTACTGGTTCGAAACAAATAGGTGTTTGGTCCTTCTCCTTTATAGTGAAATTCTATTTGAAATTCAGCAGGATAACTAACAAAGAATTTTTCTGCTCCTAGTGTAGGATGCATGTAATATTTGAATAAATCAATGATGTTAAATATTTGATCCAATTCTGTCGCATTTTTAGGAATGAATGTGTAATCGAAATTGAAGGTTCGAAAATTCATGTTTTTAAACAACTGACTTTTAAATGGATTCACAGCAGTGCCGCTGAATGCGCTAACAGCTGCAGCCGCCCCTCCTCCTAGCTCACCTAATGCTTTATCAGCATTGTTTAACGCCAAAGCAGCTCCTGCTCCACCAGCATTTTTCAAAGCATCTATTGCGTTAGACACACGACCAGCCATCCCATCACCATCTCCTGTAAACACTCCTCGAAGAGCTGCGGCTGCTTCTGATGTGATGCCTCCAAACATTCCCAAGTCGGTGTCAGCCCAGTTGGCGGCATATTCTGTTCGTGGTTTATTATTCAAGTATAATGCCACGCAATATTTCAATGTTTGAGCATCACGTGCTGAACCCCCTTCCGCCGTCACGACAGAAGCAGTTACGCCGGCGCCAGTAACAGCAGTTGCACCTGTAAGTGTGGTAACAGCTATATTACTAGCTGTTTGGCGCGCATTGTCAATGGTTTTAACACCTGTTCGAAATGTTCTGTTTAAAACACCACTAGCACGTTTAAGCAATTTGTTACCCACGTAGCCAGCACCAGCACCCCCAGCTACACCTGCGACCATAGCCTGTGCCACTGGACCCACTTGTGTTTCTGGACGAAATTGAGAACTGGGTTCCACAGGAATGCTACCTCTAGGAGCTTGCTCCTCAGGAACTACACCAGTGCGTTCTGTGATGTAAAACATCATGTAATGCGGTGTTGTGTCACTACCCACATCTTCAGGATATCTATACACTTCCAATCCCTTTTTACCCAGCTCAGTAATGGCTGAACCCACGGTGAGTGTTTTTGTGCTTTTAAAGTTGGCCATAAATAGTTTCCTTGGGTATACTTTACAGATATTTATATGGCTTACACCAAAGATACGTATAAAGGAAGATTCATACCAAAAAATCCCCAGAAATATGTCGGGGATCCAACAGAAATCATATATCGCAGCAGTTATGAATTGAAGTTCATGAAATGGTGTGATACCAGTGATTCGGTATTGAAATGGGCCAGCGAAGAAATTGTGATTCCCTACGTCAGTCCCATGGACAATCTAGTTCATAGATATTTTGTGGACTTCTATGTGGAAGTCATGGAAAAAACTGGGAGAAGAAAAAAATATCTTGTGGAAGTGAAACCGTATAGATTCACGGTCCCTCCACAAGTTCCTCAAAGAAAAACACAAAGATTTATTTCCGAAGTAAAGCAATGGGGTGTAAACAACGCAAAATGGAGTGCGGCCCGGAGATTTGCTTCTCAGCACGGATGGGAATTCATGCTTGTCACAGAGAAGGATTTAGGAACTACTATAAATAGTAAGTAGTTTTTAACTTCATTCCGGACATAGTAAGTTTAACACGTTGTCAAGTAGTAGTCAAGTACTCAATTTTACCATTTATGCCTCCTAACCAATCAGAAACAAATCGTCAACGTGAAACACCAGGAGGAACTGAACGGTGGTATCAAGACATGGTTAAACGGCTTGGTTCTGGAAAAGGAAGCAAAACGTTACAAAGTGAAATTGGTGAGTTTACAGGTTCAGCTCAAGTAGGAAGCATGTATGTATTTTCCTATGACCCGAAATTGGCTGATGTTCTCCCATACTATGACACAGTACCTGTTGTAGTTCCCTTCAGAATTGTATCAGATGGTTTTTATGGATTGAACTTTCATTATCTATCACCAATGCTTCGAACTGCGCTGTTAGATAAAATGATAGATTTAACTACCTCTCAACCACTTACAAACACCTCAAGAATGAGTTTGACATGGAGATTGTTAAATAATGCTTCACGTTTCCCAGGTGTCAATACTTCAGTGAAGAGGTATTTGTATAGTCAGATGGGCTCACGATTATTGAAAGTGTATCCGAAAGATTGGAGAAAAACCATTCTATTACCAATAGACAATTTTGAAAAATCCTCAAGAACCAATGTGTTCAGAAATTCACGGAGTAAAATTTAATGAGTATATTAAGCAAGGCAGGAGTTGGAAATCTTCCTAATGCTAGTAATGCAGCACGTACCCTTGGTGCTTCTACTCCAGCACAACCTCAACCAGATTCTGGCACAGCAGCTGCAACACCAAATGTTCGACAAATTGACAGTGTGGAAATTCCTTCACTAGAAAACTTCATTGGGTTTGTTAAACAAAACAATTTTGCTCGTTCTGAAAGATTTTTCGTAACATTTGATGGATTATCCAACACAGAAGAATCTAAGATACTAACACTTCTGTGTCATCAAGCATCATTGCCAGGAAAAAATATATCCACTCGTAGTTTACGGATAAATGGTTTAGATAGACAATTCGCTCATACAGCCGATTACGGGCAAGAAATCACACTTGAATTTCTCATGGACACCGATTACACACCTCGAGCTGTTATGCAAAAGTGGATGGAAGATTGTGTGTCCAGTTATGAAAAAGATAGCAGCAATGAAGTGGGACTTCTTACTGATTATGCTAAAAACATCACATTCCATGTGTTGATTCCAGCTGGTATTCCCGGAGAAGCATTATTCAATTGGAGTCCCACATCAGTGGACTTGGGATTACGAGATAAAGTTGACACCAGTAAATTGGGACGAGGCGCCAACGTAGCTATAGACAAGTTGATGGGACGTGGTAAGCGTTTAGTAGATAACAAGTTCAACAAAATAAAATCTCAAGCGTTTGGTGCCGTCCGTGGTATCGCAGCACCTTTATTGGATTTGTTAACTGAATCTGACCAAATTGTCTGTCAAGTGACATTGGTGGATGCTTGGCCCAAGAGTGTTGTTATGATACCATTAGGATGGGATAATGTGGGAATACAAAGGATGAGTGTGACATTCACCTATCATCATTGGGAACAAGCCATCGCTAAAATTTCATTGAATGGTGAAGAAACGGCAAATAACATTTCACAAACCATGAGTAAGTTTGCCAAGAAGTACACAAATAAAATACCTAAGCAAGATATTGCTAAACTTGGTACTGATTTGAAAGCAGGAATAAAAAGTGGTGCAACTAGATTATTTGGACGTGGTTAACACAAGGAGATGACATGAGTATACCTATGGTAAAAGTTCCGAAATTCACAACAACTCTTCCTGTCTCAGGAGAAAAAATAGAGTTTCGTCCCTTTTTAGTGAAAGAAGAAAAAATATTGTTATTGGCTAGTGAAAGTAATAAAACAGAAGATGCAGTAGTGGCATTGAAAGACATCATTGAAGCGTGTACATTTGGTAAAGTAGATATATCTAAGTATGGGTTAGCTGACATGCAATGGTTGTTTCTACAGATTCGTGGAAAGTCTGTGGGTGAAGAAATGGATTTATATCTCATCTGTGGGGGATGTGAAGCTAAACAATCCTATGTCATGAATGTATCTGATTTTGAAACTGTGGTGCCACCATTAAAAAACATCATCACATTAGATAGCTCCACGAAAGTTGAACTTCGATATCCCACACTTGAACATTATGCTGCGTTGTTTGAAACTAACTCAGAACAAACTTTATATTCAGTTGTAGCTGATTGTATTGTAAAGGTGTATAATGAAGATGAAATGTTTGTGAATGATGGAAACAGTCATGATGAGCTTTTAGAATTCATTGACAATCTCACACCTGAACAATTTGCTCCATTTGAAGGTTTCTATAAGAATATGCCAGTGTTGCGAAAAGACATAACATTTACATGCAAGAAATGTGAGCAAGAAAACAGAATTGTGTTGGATGGAATCAACCATTTTTTCGAATAACTCTTTCTCATGATAACATGGTGAATTTTTACAAAACCAATTTTTTGTTGATGCATATTCACAAATATTCACTCACAGAAATTGAAAACATGATGCCTTGGGAAAGAGAAACGTATATAGGACTGTTGTTACAATTCCTCGAAAAGAAAAATAACGAGTAACTTACATGGCTAAACCTAAAGCAAACAAAACAATAAAGAAGTCTGATGTTGCAAAGCGTATCCGTGAAGAAATTTTAACTAGCAAGGATAAGCCTGCAGTTGATGAACCAAATCAATCCGTGGCAACAGCACAAAATGTTGCTAAAGTTGCTGCTGCCATTGAAATGATGTCCAACGAACAAAATGATACTTTATTGGAAATTTTAAAGGCTTTAGAAAAGATTCCTGAAACACTTGAGGATCAAGAAAAACAAGCTTCTGATAATCTAGAAAAGTTAGTGGAAGTTATTGTTAAGTTGGAAAAGGATGCTGAAGAAGCTGAAAAATCTGGTGACACGGAAAAAGCTGGCAAAATAAAAGCTCAAGTTGGAGTGTTGAAGGGAGAAGCTAACAAACAGCTAAAACTATCAACACAAACTTTAGATGCCGCTCCTAAGACATTTGGAGAAGGCATGGCTAGAATGATGGGTGTTGAACCTACACAACTGCGAGAACAGGGTGGTGGTATAAAGGGACTTGGTAAAGCTCTGTTTAAAGGAACCAGAGATTATGTCGGATCAATAACAAACCCCGACAAATTCAATCAATCATTTATTCCCACAGTTGATGAACGAATTCAAAAAGAAAAAGAGCAAAAAACAGCAAAAGAAGCTATAGCGTCATCGTTAGGTGAAGCACGTAAGGGAGAAATTCGTGAAAAAATTAAGGATGTCCCAGATTATCTACGTGTTAAAGTGGATCCAGAAACAGGTGAACGGTATCGTCAAACAAAGGACGGTGGTCGAATCAATGAAATGAATCCATCAGGTGAAAAGAATTCACGATTTGATTTTGGTACTACTGGTCGTTTAGTTGAAGAAGAAACTGGAAAGGGGTATGATTATGGAGCAGGTGCTGTAGCAGCTCCAGCTAAATCTACGGCTTCTTCAATATTTGAAGGTGAATCTGGTACCGATGAAGCAACCAAGGCTGGCAATGAAGAAATAGTAGATAAACTTGATGAAGTTAAAGAAGCAATCGAAGAACTCAATGCCACACTGGAAAACAAAGAAATGGGTGGCGGTGGCGGAATAATGGACAATGCTCTGGACCTGGCAACTTCACGTGGCCTTCCTCGCGCAGGCCCAGCGTCCCGTGGTGCAAGTAGAGCTGCTTCTAAAGGAGCTACCCAAGCAGCCACCAGAGGTGGTGCCAAGGGGATATTTAAGGGTGTTTTGAAAGGTGGAGCAAAAGCAGCAAGATTTCTTGGTCCAATAGGTGCTGCCGTAACATTGGGTATGGCCGCATATGATGCCACTCAAGGTGCAATGGCGGATCCAGATGCATCCACAGGACAAAAACTTAAGAATGCGGGTAGTTCTTTGTTAAACAGCTTAACGTTCGGCTTGGCAGGAAAATCTGCAAATGAAATCCGAGAAGAAGCAGCACAAAAACAAGCAGCAGAAGCAGCCGGACGGCAAACCACACCAGGTGCTGATGTAGAGGCTCAGGCGCGTGCTTCTGCTGCTCCCCCAGGTGCAACACCACCAGTCCCTCCTTTCAGAAACCCAAATCGTCCTTCTGCTGCAGCACAAATGGAAGCAGCGGCCGCTGCATCTGCTGCTCCGGCCGCTGCTGCACCCATCATCATGGATAATTCACAAAAAGTAATGGCCCCACCAGCAGCAAGCTCTAGTGGGGCCAGTGTTACTACTATACGAGACACACGCGGCAGTCATTTAAGATTCCAAGACCGCCGCATGGTTCGTGTGATGTAATCAATCTTCAGCTAACTTACTGAAATAGCTGAGTGTATCATCCTCATCCTCATCGGGTGAGGATGTTTTCATTTGTGGAGCCCGAGCAGCCCGAGGAGCTGGAGCCGCTGCCACTGGCTCATCTTCCATACGGCTTTCTGAAATCTTATCAGCAGTCACACCTGTCGGACTACCCTTTAGCACCATGTCCAACTTCTTCTTTAGCTCATCATAGCTCTTGAAGTTCTTGGCATCAGTGAATTCAGTCAAAGAATGTTGCTGATTCCAGATGGCCTCAATGGCGGCATCATCATCAGCAATTGCTGACACAGCATCAAATTCCGACTTGTCATAGTTGCGATATCCTTCAACATTACGAATCTTCAACTTGAAGCTGGCACCCTTCCAGAAATCGAATGGATTAGTTGGATCCTCATCCTCGAACTGAGGTTGCATCACATCCTTAATCTTGTCGAAAATCTTCTTGCCATACTTGTACAAGAACACCTTACCCTCGTTCTGAGGATTCGCGGAGTCCTTGATTACAAGAATGTTGGAAATGTAAGTGAGCTTACGCTTCTGCTTCCGAGCAATTTCCTTGTTGCTCTCAATGCCAGAGTTCCACAACTCATTGTTGAGTTCAGAAACAGGATCTGGAAGATTCAATGTAGTCAAGCTGTTCTCAATGTACCAGCGACCTGAAGGACCTTGGAATCCATGATTCCAGATACGTACCCAAGGAAGCTCTTCTCCCTTTGGCGGCGGCAAGAACCGAATCACGGCGTAACCATTGCCTGCCTTATCTACTGCCGGGCTCCAGAACCGGTCATCATCACGGCGTTCACCTGAAGCGGGCTTTGCAATCTTTTCCACCTCTTTCATGAGGTTGTCGAAGTTGCCACGACTCTTGCGTAAATCTGATAAACTACTGAATGTCATTGTATTTCTCCTTGTATGACGGTGTATAAAACGGTGTATGAAACGTGTGACCTACCATAACAAATTAGTACTCCTCATCAAACTCATAACGAATGTTGTCTCCATAATCATCTTCATCTTCATCTTCCAGCATATCATAGATAGCATTCCGATGTTTCCCAAACTTGTCCTTCTCAATTTTCTTGGGACGTTTGAAGTCACGATAATCTTCTTCATAATCCCAATCACGTTGTTTACTCATAAAATGCCTTGTTGGTAATCATTGCCAGTTTATCCTTCTCCACTTTGATGAAAGGTGAATACTTGTGTATCAATCGTGAAATGGAATTCCAAACCGGGTCAAAGACTAGTTGTTCATCCACCTCTGATGTAAATTTATATAATTTATTTAGAATTACAAGTGTTTCTAACCGACATCTTTTACCACAATATGCCTTTAAAATCACGGGATGTCCCTGGGAGCAATCCCAGACATCTTCCAGTTTCGTGACTTGTGAGGCCAAATATTGTACATCCTGTGTGTAATTATATGTGAGGCTTTCTTGAATACGTTTCCATTCCAGAAAAACTTCTGGACCTGTGTTCTCGAAAATGCCCCACTCATTACCATTCAGGAAGTTGGCCACTAGATAATTGATGAATTCTTCTTCCTGATAGTTGTATTGTTTCATCAACATTTCCAACTTCTTTTTGAAACTGGTTTTCACACCCGCCTTGGGCTTTCTAGGAGTGATTCCACTTCGGATATCATAGTTATCAGTTGTGAAGTGCAATCGCAAAGCTGTGTAAATCTTGTAAGCGTCAGTTACATTCATACAGGAAGTTTAGGTGTTTTCTTCAACAAGTTCATTTCTTCTGCTTCAGCTCGAATCTTTTCCTTTAACGAACTGGTAATCATTGTAGCCACTGCCACAGGTTCTATTCCTTTGTTTTCACAATACTCCAACAAGGCTTCAAAACATCCAATCTTTCTTTGTATGGCTTGTTTCTCAATATGTATGGAAAATTCCGTGGAGTTGTTGAATTCTCGGGTGATGAGATATTCCACTGTTAAGACTTTTGAATCTTCTGGTTGTTCAGTCATGTTATAGGCTCATAAAAAATATGTCCACCAATTTGAACTACAGGTCGTGCAAATGACCAATTGGGTTTCACTTTTGTGTTGTGAAAATAGAGTGCATTCTCTAAACTAACAACTTTAATGTTAGTTGTCAAGACCTTCTTGGCAATTTCCACAGATTGATTATACAGGTTGTTGTTGAACCGTGCTTTAGGCCCGCAGGTCCAGGAAAATTGACAACCACGTGAATTTCTTTGATACACTACACCACACACAGTTTTCGGAAAATCTGGATGACGTACTCGGTTCATTGTTACAGTAGCTACCGCCAATTTACCTAGATATGGTTCTGTTGGTGCTTCATAATGAATGTTTTCGGCTAAACATCTCAAATCTTTTTCAGAGATTTTAGAAAATTCTAATGTGGAAATCTTCCGGGTTCCTTTTAGAGATACAGGATAGAGTGCTAACATTAAAATAAAAAATGCAAATATTCTTTTCATGTGTAATCCTCCTTACATGAAATATAACAATTTATTTACAAACGTCAAGCATATCCAAACACTTGAAAATCATCATGATACAAATATCTAACCAAATCTTTAAACTTTTTTGTAGTTACATCAATATTAATGGACCATTCTTTACTAGAATTAACTTGGGTTAATTTTGTGGTGTCGTAGCCTAAGAAAGATTCTATCCACGAATTAAATTCAGACAAATTCTCATATTTAAAAATTTTTACTTTTGGATGATAAGATAGTCTAGTTTGAGTCAAAAAAATAGATTCTATTAGTCCTGTGTGTTTTGTTTGAAATGAGTCATAAAGATTCAATCCAGGTTTAAGCTCACAATTTTTATCAAAAATAGAATATATAAAATCGTAAAAAGTTTTTTCATCCTTTAAAAAATCTACAAAATTAATCATGTCCGTATTTTCTTTAAAAGGAAATACAGTTACTTCTCCACAAAACTGACATATTTGAATATAATTTTTTTTATTTTTAGGTTTAAATAGATTTCGTTTCATACTTAAATATTTCACAGAAGATATAAACCTATCTATAGGATCCCGTACAACTGAAAAACCTCCAGATATTTTTTTAGGATTTCCACAACTTTTATGCATATTGAAAAAAGGAACGTGCTGATGAATAACTGAATTTTCTGGAGAGTATAATTCCGGAAAAAACAATTGTTCATAAGACATAGTACCTGTACGTGGCACCTTTACCCAAAAATAACTTTTCTCATTATGTAAAGATTTCACAATCATACTATAAAATTAAGATGTTCTAACTGTGCTACAGTTGTTGGAGCCATAGCATTGACATGGTCCACTACCTTTGCCCCCACTACAAAAGTCTCCGTAATTACTACACTGGGCGTTGCCAGCGGAACAGGAAGCTAGGGTTAAGACAATTTCAGAATTTTCGTCCATTTCAAAATAGTAGGATTCTTGTCTTTCACTATTTTCTTCTGGAGAAAGATGAAACACATTTATCGTTATACGACGAGTTATAACTTCTCGCTGTTCTGCATCTTTAGCCAATATCCAAAAACTATACAATCCAGGAACGATGTCAGCAGGAGGTGAGATTGTAAATGTATTATTAGAAGCTGTTATCCAAGGTGGAAGTGTAAAATGCTTACCCCACTTATTGAAATCAACTTCAATGGTATGGATATATTGTGACATATATTGAAGTTCGAAATTCGTGGACTCACCTATCTTGGATTCTATACCATTAGGTGGTAAATTAGTTAAAAATCCTTGATAGTGTGGACTGTTTAAAACAACGTTTGGTGTTGTTCCGTATATTGTCTCATCACGAAATAATAAGTCAGGTATTGCAGATGAGATAACAAGATTTTGAATTTGTGATGATGATAAATTTATATTTTCGACAATATATTGAGCAACAACACCAGAAGCTACTGCTGCGGCCAAAGATGTCCCAGAAGTCATAAAGAATTCATTATCAAGTGTTGCACAGGTAACATCAATACCGGGAGCAAATGCATCAACTTCCGGTCCCCAGTTACTTCCTGCTCCTTGACCCCAAGAAATAACTCGGTCATAAGAATCCATAGCACCTATGCCTAACACAGAATTTAATCCAACTGGTGAGAAGTTGTCCGCTGCTTGTTTAGTATTTCCTGCTGCAGCGACTACAACTAAATTATGATTTTGGAGTTCGATAATTTTATTGTCTAGAATTTGACTTTTTGGTATAGTCCAAGAACAATTTACGACACCAACTGAAGCCGCATCATGTTCTTCTACAATAGAATTGAATGCAGCAAGCAAAACACTTATTGTAGTTTGAGTACCTGTAGGTACCTTTAAGTTATACAATGAAGATTCTGGTGATACTCCTAAGGTTTTACCTGCTATTAAACTAGCCACACCTGTTCCGTGACCATTAGATGGTGTAAAACTGCCATCATAGCTGTATAGATTATTAATGACGGTGTGTGAGAATTCTGAATGTGAGTCATCTATACCAGAATCTACAACATAAATTTTAACACCTGTGCCTAAGTTTTTAGGTGTATAAGATGAACTCATAGGCAATCCTGGTCTAACAAGGCGAAGCTGATGCCATTCGAAAGATTCTTCAGGTGTTATAAGTAAATCCTCTTCATATTCTAAGACGCCATTAACAGAACTAAATTCTAATGAAGATGATGAAATATTAATGACATTAAGAGCGAGAAAACTTGAGTTTATGACAGCTCCACTAGCAAGAATATCAGCAGAGAACTGCTCAAAATTTACATTTTTGTCAAAAATTACATTGTACGCTTTCATATTTTATGCCTCTTGGTTAGAACCTCTAAATTTGTTACTATTATTTATACATTTTATAACTAAACGTCTATAAGTTTTAAAGATTTCATCGCCCAAATCTTTTCTTGGCAAAAATAACACGCACCACACTCTATTTCTGAGGGTGTAAAACCACAGGAAAATGTCAATTCTAGTAGAGGTATAATGTTAAAATCTACGAACATTCTCACTATCTCAATTTTGTCCATTTCTATAAACGGCCGTAGATGTTGATGATTATAAGAAGCCCCTCTAAAAGGAGGAGTATCATTTGGTATATAATTAGTTGGTGTGAATTGGTCAGTTATAACTTTATTACAACCACTAAAAACATAATCACATGAGGTGGTGTCTAATATATTCTTAACAAAAGTTCGAATATGAACCACACCATGTGTATTGTTGTGTGATAATTTAATAGGATATAATTCTGTAATATAGGATAGAATTTTCTTTATTTTTTCTAAACGGTAACTTAATAAGTTTTTAGAAAACGCTAAAACTTGTATATTTAATTGCTGTTCATAAATTTGTTTAGCAATGAGATATAAAAGGAGGGTACTATCTATTCCCCCTGAAGTTAAAATAGCTATTTTTTTGGAATTTTCAGGAATTATATACATGAAAATAAGTTGTGGGAGGGGTTTTCTGTTCCCAGGAGACCCCCAAACCCGGCATGCTACCTAATTAGGCAGCTAATGCAAGAGGTGCGTTATATGCGCCTGTTAAATTTTTTGCTCTGCTTACGGCAGTCGCCTATCGGGTAGCTCTCGCATCTAATCCTTAACCTGTCGAAACCAAGCACCCCCAAAACACTACGATACATCAAGTGGAGGTGAGGGGAGTCGAACCCCTGTC